GGCCACCCGGTACAGCGCCCACTTGTCCACTTGCGACTCGGGAATGAAACTGCCCAGTCCGTAGCGGGTATTTGTCACCAGGTCATAAAAGCACCAGGCTGGGTTGTCCGTCCAGGCCACCTTGAAGGTCCCGTCCCAAACCCCGGTGTACGACCGGGTCTCGGGAAAGTAGTTCGAGGGGATCCGAACACGCAGGAGTTTGAGGTCATAGCTGCGCCGAGGAATTGAGGTGAACTGAGAGGCATCCACCCGCAGTGCCATCAGGGCGCTGTTGGGGTAGCGCAGCTTGCTCTCGATGACCTCGGTGTAGGACTCCAGAAACGTCTTGTTCTGTAGGCTGGTCTGGGTCGAATCGGCAGTGATGCGGCGCAGGCGCACATCCCAGGGACCGGTGCCAGTCAAAGGGATGTAGTAACTGCGCTGGTAGCTTGAGGTGGTCTTGCCGGACACCGTGTCGGCCAGAACCTGCACATACCCGGCTCCGCGCGCCTGCACGTCGATCGCATAGCTGACAGAGGTTCCGTTGAGGTCTCCGTTCGTGGTGTCTTGGAGCGTCAGGGTTGGGATGCTGACCTTGATACGCACGGCATCCACATCAGGGTCGTTGATGGTTCGCACCACCGGCTGGTTGGCCTTGCACTCCACGCCCACGGCCACCTCGTTTTCTACCGAAGAAAAGCCGGAGACGTAGCTTTGCTGCTGGGTGCCGGGTCGGGTTTCGAGCGTGACCCCCGTGAAGTTGTAGCTCCCATCGGGATTCTGGATCGGGGTGTCATCGAGGTACACCGAGTGCAGGCCAGCAGCCAACCCTTCGATCTCACCTTCGCAGACCAGATCAACCACCCGGGCGTAGGCCTTGGAGCGCAGGCTGTCCGGCGCTTCTTGCGCCACACGGGCGCTGCCGCCTCCACCCTTGCCGCCACCGCCTGCGCCAATGATCAATCCAGACTCAGGGGTGTTCATACTGCGATCTCGTCCACATCAATTCCCGCGCTGATCACGGCCGAACCGACGATGAGGCGGCCGTAACCCACGGGTACGGGATGACCCTGCGCCGTGGTGTTGACCGCCCCGTTGAAGACATAACTGGGCTGGTTCTCAGGTCGCTCGGACGGATCCTGCGCCTTGGCCGTTGGAGCAATCATCTGGGCCACACCTCCCAAAATCATGGATGTGCCCACCGAATACAAAGTGGCCTGGGACAGGAAAGTGCCCGCTGCAGCCCAGCCCATCGGGTTCCACCAGGACACCGCGATCAAGGCAGCGCCCAAGAGGATCTGACCCAGACCGTTACCTCCTGCCCCAGATACTACCGGCGCGATAGTGATGCGTTGCTGGCCACTGGGCTCGTGCAACCGGTCCAGGCTCAAGGCGTCACGCCCAGCCAGCACCCGGTAGCCCACCCCGCGCTCACCCGAGGCCACCAGCTCCCGCTCGAATCTGGGAAAGTTGGCGCACAAAGCGCGCACGGCCTCAGCCGCTGAAGCCACCGCCATCCTGTGGCGTCGCCCGAAGCGCTTGCCCAGTTCACCGAGAAGAAGGATCGTGACCATGCAGAAACTCGTGTCTCAAGGTGTGGGTGGTGATCTTTTGCCAGTAGCCGCCAAAGACATCGCGACTGGAAAGCCTGCCCTGCAGGTGGTGCAGGATCAGGCCATCGCCCAGGTAGATGGCGGCATGGTTCGGTACAGGTGAAACCACCTGCATCAGCAGGACATCGCCAGGATTCATGTCGGAGGACTCCACCACATCGAAACCTGCGCCAGAAAAGTGGTCCAAATAGAGATTCCCGCCGCGCTTCCACCACTCGTCAAAGCGTGCGAAATCCGGCAGGTCAATGCCGCGCTCCTGGGCGTACCAGTCCCGGATCAGCGAGTAGCAGTCGAGCACACCGTGCGCCCATTCGCGCCCGACCAGCGGTGCGACATAGCCTTGCGGCTGCAACTCGGTCCAATGCGTGGCAGGAAAACTCACGATGAACCAGGGCAGTGCCGTCGCTTCGCAAGCCACCCGGTCAGCCTGGCTAGGCTCAGGGCTCAAGTTGGGGTGGGAATGAAACACCCCCACGATCTCGCCAAGTTGGTCGGCGCGCACATAGTCTTCGGGGTGGATCACGAACTGGTCGGTACCCATGCCAATGTTGCGGCAAGGGACATAGGTCTCCCGGCCCTTGTGAATGACAAGCAGGCCACAGGCTTCGCGGGGAAACTCCCGAGCAGCATGGGCCAGCGCCAGCGTCTGGTTGGTCTCGAGCATTACCGGATCAACCCCGCTGCAGGAAACCCGCCAAAGGGCAGCTCGGCGTTCACGCCAAAGCGCTTCTGACAGGACACTAGGCGTTTGCCGCAGGCATCCTGCGCTCGTGAGCTCACGGTTTCGTCATTGGCGTTGAAGTACGCAGTGCCGGTGTAACCGCACTCAGCACCCCGGTACTGCCAGGGACAGACGTTTTGCACGATCTGCCGCCGGGGCAGAGATACCCCTTCCAAATCAAAGGCAGCGGCTAACTCGAACTCGACCACATCGCGGGTTTCACGCGACTTGCGGTCAATGAAATACACATCGTCGGCGAATTCAGCCGTGGCGTCCGCTGTCGGGTTGGCCCCAGAGGCAAAGTTCACCGCATCCAGGTACTTCAGGAGCGTGCGCTTTCTGGTGACTTTGGCCCCCACGAGGTCCTGGTAGGACAGGATGAGCGCGGTGATGCTGCCTGTGACGTTGGCCACCTTGAGCTTGGGGCGCGGCACCTGACCGTTGCCGTTGAACTCGAAGCCTTCGGCTTGAATGGGAAAAGGCTCGTAGGTGTTGCCCTGCCAGACCACCTGACGGCGCAGCTCATTGGTACCCGCGTGAAACCGAACCACCCCCTCGTTGAAGAGAGACAGGTCCAGCACAAAGAGCTCGATGACCGCGCTCGGGGCCAGCTTCTGAATTTCTGAGGTGATCGCTTGGCTGGTCATGACAGATCAAACACCTGCCGAAAGGTGGCGTGGATGTTTTCCAAATTGGGTTCTTCGATGCTGCGGCTCCATTCCTCACAGAGGAACTTGCCCACAATGCCGCTCGGGGTGGTCCAGTCAAAGGACTGCACCGCGCCCCGTGCGCGCAGAAAGTTGTCGATCGCTGCAGCGTCTGCCGTGGACTTTCCCCGGAACTCCAGCGACCAGACCTCGGGCTGGGTGTTGATGCCATAGGCCAGGCGTTGCTCGTAGCCATCCCCGAAGGAAACCTTGCGGACATTGGGTTTGACGGTGAGGGATGCCCCGATCGAGGCGATCCACGTAAATGTCGATGTCAATGTCGCCATGGCGAGTCTTTCAATACATCACTGGCGACGCGGGTCCAGCAGACCACCAGCCCGCTTCTGGTTGAGCAACTCCTGGCGTACTGCGCTGGAGATCGCTCGCCCCAGGTCCTTGCCCTGCCCCGCACTGCTGGTCATGCCATCCTCGGCCACATTGACCGAGATGTTGAAAACGTCCCCGCCTCCGGATGAGGATTGGTTCATGGTCACGGGGATCGAGCGGCCATCTGGCAGCGGCACATAAGCTTCGGCCATGGAGCCCTCGCCAAAGACCGCCAACTGAGGTGTGGTGGCCACACCGCCACTGGCATACGCGCGCAGCGGCAAAGGGCCCGAAGAAGTCATTACCCCGCCATCGGCAAATCCAAACAGACTGCCCAGCGCCTTGGCCATAGGAAGGGTGACCGCGCGCTGGATCTGGATGCGAATCAGGTCCGAGATGATGGAGGTGGCCAGCGACTTGAAGTCCAGCTTGCCGGTCATCACGAAATTGGTGAGCGCATCCGTCATGCCGTTGAAGGCCTTGGTGGTCACCGCCTCCATCTGCTTGCCCACCTGCTCAGTTTCTTCACCGAGGGTACGTAGCGCTTTGGCGAACCCGGCGCCTGGGTCTGACAACTCCAGCGCCCGTTGGCCCAGAAGCTTCGCACCATCGGCAGCTTGGCGGGCGGCTTCTTCGATGCGCCTGAAAGATTCGGCCAACTTGTCATTGCCCGGGGTGGCCTCCACCAATTCCCGGGCTTTGGCTGCAAAGTCGGCCAATTCATCAGCACTGGACTTGCGGGCATCGGACAAGCGCCTCAAGGCATCGATCTCGCTGATCGAGCCGGTATCGTGCAGGACCTTGATCTGCTCTTCGGTCGAGCGCAGCTGACCCTGGCTCCTGGCCACCTGCTCCTGCAGGTCCTTGAGCGTTTCACCCGGCAGCTTGATCTCGCGCTCGAGGTTGGACTGCTGGGCCTCGCGCTCGAGCTTTTCTCGGCGCATCGTGATCTCCGAGAGCTTGTCCTGGAGCTTCAATTTGTCCTGGGTGGTCTTGGCGACAGTGGCCAAGCCCCGTTTCAGAATTGATTCTTCCTGCGCATACAACTCGCCCAGGCGATCCGTGAATTCCTGCTGAGCGTTCAGCCGTGCCTCGCTGGCCTCCTTGTAGCTGATGTAACCCTGTCCCTCATAGAGATCGATGATTTTTTGCCGGTCCTTGAGGAGTCCAGTCTCAACATCAGTCAGCCCTTGCAACTGCTTGATGTCACTCTCGATCTTGGCCATGGCCGCAGCAGTGAGTGCGCCAGTGGCCGAGTTGTAGTTCAGTTTGGGCTTGGCCGCCTCACCTGCTGCTTCGGTCTCACCCCGGTTGATAGCATCGAACCGCTCTTTGACTGCATCGACCAAGAGCGGCATCTTCCACAAGTCAACATAGGTCTGGTTGGCCTTCTCGACAATTGCATTGCGTTTTTCCAATGCGGTCTTTAGGGTGGCCTGGTTCTCCTCGGAAAACGGGTTCAGTCCCTTGCCACCGGCGAGGAAAGTGCCGAGCAATTCGATGTCAGCCCAGACCGCCTCGAAGCTGCCCATGACGGCCTTGGCCATCTGGATCACACCTCGCAGCGCATCGATCACGATGGCAATGCCATAGGCCGTGTCCTGCGCCCAGGTCTTGAGCGTGCCATCGTCGCGCAACTTGACCATGGCGTCTGCCGTGTTGTGCGTGCCCAGCATCACGGCTTTGAGCTCGCCGACCAATTCTTCGAGTGCAGGCAGCGCCGCCGTGACGATGGTCTGGGCGACGAAGTTGTGTTCGGCCCGCATGCGGCCCAATGCCTTCGATGCCTTCTCGGCAGA